CCCGGTTGCGTTCCGTTTCCTGCTGTAACTTAGAGATTTCGGCGGTCATTTCCGCCTTTTTCACAGTGATTTTGTAATCCTGCTGTTTCAGCTTTGTGTGAGTTCCCACCACAACCTCGGCGTGTTTGCGGATAATGGCTAAAAGCGCGTCAAACAGCCTCTTTTCCGGCAGATGGGTAACACCACCCGGACAATACTGAACGCCCATCCGGTCATTGGCAATACAGCGGTAGGAGTATATCCCCCGTGACCTCTGTCGGTGTAGGTTCTTCCCGCAGCAGCCACAGAAAATACGTCCCCGGAGAATGTTCTCCGTGTAGGGGATTTTTTCCGTCCCCTGCTTTGCCGCCGCACGTTCCCGGACAGCCTGCACCCTTTCGTACAGTTCGCGGGCAATCAGCGGTTCATGGGTTCCCCGCACGACAATCCATTCAGAGCGGTCAGTGGGAACCTGCTTGTGGCCGACCGTTTTCGATTTCCCCTGCACCATATCGCCCATGTAGACTTCATCCGCTAAAATTTTGGAAACTGTCCATGTCTGCCATTTTCCGCTGCCCATGAGCCGCTTATTGGTAATCAGTCCGGTTTGAGCCAGATAGTGACCGGGCGTAGGATAGCCGCTTTGATTGAGCCGTTTTACCACCTCATTGAGCGATATGCCGTCAACCGTCCACTGGAAAATCTGCCGGACGATGGGGGCGGTATCTTCATTGACAAGCAGCTTGTGGCAGTTATCCGGCGCTTTTTTATAGCCAAAGGGCGGACGCGCCCCCACAAACTCCCCGTCCTGCATCGCCTGCCGCTGCTGGGCTTTTACCTTTTTGCTGATGTCGGCGGCATAAGCTTCATTTATCATATTTTTCAAGGGCACAATCAGATGGCTGCCGCTGTTTTCCTTGTTTTCGCTGTCAAACTGGTCGTTGACTGCAATAAACCGAACCTGATGCAGCGGGAAATACTTTTCGATATAGTAGCCGCTGTCAATCGCGTTCCGCCCCAGCCGGGAAAGGTCTTTGACGACCACGCAGTTGATTCTGCCGTGCTCCACATCGTCCAGCATCCGCTGAAAGGCTTCGCGCTCAAAGGTGCGCCCCGTTGTGCCGTTGTCGGTGTAAACCGCCACGATTTCAATATCCGGGCACAGGGCAAGATAGGCTTCCATGATCTGCTGCTGGGTTTCCAGCGAATCGCCGCGCCTGCCGTTAAATTCCACGGACAAACGGATATAGAGGGCCGCTTTCCAGACTTTCATCCCCACATGGGCGGGCTTTTCCTGCACAATGGGGTTTTTCCTGCTTTTCCTTGCCATATTAAACCGCCTCCTTTGTGGTTTCCAGCCTTGCCTTTGCCTGCTGGTATTCAAGCTGGTAACGGAATGTGATTTTCAGATTGTTCTTGCCCTCCACATGGATACACTGGATCAGGGTGATAACGGCCCGTCTGTCCAGGGATGTCATGGTGGAAAACTCCTTGAAATGCTGTGTCCAGCGCAGCCGGTCATTGGTGTTGGCGCTGGCCTGCTCCATTTCTTTCCGCAGGCTTTCAATGGCTTCCCGCCGCTGTTCTATCTGTGCGGTATACTGGTTTTTCAGGTCGCGGTATTCCTTTTTGTCAAGAAAGCCGCTGACGAAGTTTTCATACAAAGCCGACTTAAACTGCATAGCCTTTTCAAGCTGTACCTCATTTTCCGCAATCTGCGATTTGAAACCGGCAATCAGTTCCTGATTGATCTGTTCCTCACTGATGCTGTCCAACAGCTTTTCCAGCGATACCACGTTGCGGATATGGGCTTGCAGGCTTTCCAGGACGCAGGCGGTCAGTTCATCCTCCCGCAGCATGGTAGGGTGTTCGCAGCCGTGCTTTTTTCCGGTGGGACAGTGATAATAAATATACTTTTTACCCTTGACGGTATTGGTTTTTCGCGTCATACGTCCG